CATGATATTATGGTTAATGGGGTTAGTGAATTTATATTTTTATTTTATATATCATGAACCTATAAATTTAGCAGCATTCGCAGGTTTAATGTTATTAATAATTGTCCAAGACCAGAGTAAGAGAGACTAGGCTCCAGTCAAGGACAAACGTTTTTATATATTAATAGTAGATTACTAGTTGACCAGCCCCACCATTACCGCCGTTGGTGTTAAGATTATATATACCACCGCCACCACCAGCAGCGACACCACCATTAGTCCCCGGAGTTCCTGCATTACCACCATTACCCACGCCAGCGCCACCGCCACCACCACTGTCCGTTGCGGCAATACCTATGCCTCCAGATGCAAGCATACTATCCTGACCGTAAACGCCGGGCGCTCCACCAAAGGCTCCAGTAGAGCTATTAAGGGTGTTTGCCGTAGTATCTCCACCAATCCCGCCAGGACCACCTTTAATTGTTAAAGATCCGAATGTTGTATTTCCTCCGACAGCCCCATTCCCTAGAGAAGTTCCTCCAGTTCCTCCGGCGCCCACCGAATATGACACTCCCGATCCTGGGGTTACTGAACTTATAAAAAATCCATAAGAACCCCCAGAACCACCGGCAGCGTCCTCAAAAGCAGAATTACCCGCACCACCACCACCGCCAGCTCCCCAAGCTTCAACCAATACAACGTTTATACCTAATGGGGGAGTCCACGTACCAGAGCCGGTTAATACAATGCGAGTTTTATTCTTACTTGGTAAATTAACTATACTTGCACTCATTATGCTACCTCTCCGTAAACTGAAATATGGAAGGCCCCTTGATCAACTTGGATACCCGTTATAACTATTCTTAATAAATCATTCTCACTAAAACTTTGACTTGGAACATCAACCCAATCTACTGTACCACTGATGCTACCAACCGTAGTCCCGGTAACTGTGACGGGGTTATTTAACAATGGGCTCCAATTTATTCCGTTATCTATGGACTTCTCTAAGTCTACCTCTAGATTGCCGGAAGTTGAGGCTTCGAGTAATGTCACTATAAAACTAACCATGCTCGCACCAACTGGAGCTTTAAATGTCGGGGCTAGAGAGTCTAACTCGGCCTGCAAATATTGATCGACGGACCCACTATATTTAACATCAAAGATATCTACTCTACTTGTCTGTTTTAGAGCTTCAATGTCTGTGTTAAAACTTTCTTGGTTAGCCCGGAGCTTGTCAAATAGTTCTTTCTTTACCGGATCTCCAACTTCTATATCAGCCACTGGGACTGGATCGTATGCCATCTATATCTCCTATGATATTAAATTTATATTTTGTGTGTCTTCGTCATCGTCTACTATACCGCGATCGTCTGTAATAAAACCATATTTTAGTTTCTCATCTTCAGTAGCACTATTAAATTCGTTAGTTGTATTAGGCGCTATAATTGCAGTTCTGTTAGGTATATTGGCTAAATCGGATAAGAATAACTCCACCTTTTGACCATTAACAGTCTTACCTATAACAACGCCGATTTTCTTTCTTGTAGTTGAGTCACCGAATCTTTTATATAATCTATTAAAGTCCACAATTACATGGTCGCCAATATCCAAGTCTTCAAACCGTAAGTCTGTGAGTATTCTAATCTCTGCTCTGGCTAAACTTCTAAAGTAAACATCTCTTTGGGCCATTACAATAGCACTACTTTGGTTATAAAGATAAACGTCTAACTCCGCAGATGTATTAGTTCCAATATATGTTTCTACAAATTCACTACTATGTGTTTCTATTGAGCTGCCAGGTTCTTGTGTGTATCTGTCTACATCTCTGTGGCGGTATCTGACCAGACCATTACGAATTAAATCACCATTAACCGACTGTATTGACCACTCTATGACATCTTTATCCTGTATTAACGCCGGATTATCGGGTATTTTGGGCAATAAATTGACGTATTGCAGGTCTAAATTGTTATCTAAAGTTAAAGCTGACGTTATGGACTTACTTATTCTATCTACTATATTCTTTGTACTGACTTGGGCTCCCTCTTTTATTAGCGGTATTGTTAGTGAGAGTAGTTCACTATTTATCACAGAGGAGTCCACAAAACTAGCTTCGTTTATATTAGTAATGTTAACTTCGCTTAAGAGATCTCGTACAGCAGTAGCTCCAGTTTCAATCCAGGTTCCATCGGGCTCACCGTCAACAGTCTTACCAAGAACGTTAGAACTAACTATTGTATCGTCACCAATGTAGTCTGGTCTTTTACCTTGTACTGCTCCGGTATGGTTGGGGTCTCCGAATACAACTCTTAACTCTAACGATTGCTCAGATACACTTAATATTTCATAGAACGTTGTGAAGCTTATGTCTGTGGGTCTGATCCAGTCTCTAGGGCTTAATATTTCAGTTAGGTTAACGTCGTCAGTTGTGGTCACATCTCTTGAACCATTGGTCCAGACTCCACTAAATCCTATGCTCTTAGTTAGGGCTATTTCAAATTCAACATCATCGTCCAGGGTTATTGTAGTCTCTTTTGTGGACCCCCCCGTGTTGGATATTGTATACTTTTCGTTTGATACTAACTCAGACTTAATGAACACATCTTGTATAGGTTGTCTTATAACGTCGCTACTTACTGTGGGTTTAATTATTATGTTTTGCCTGAGGACTATTATATTGCCGGGGGCTACATTCTTTATTTCTACTCTTTCTCCACTGTCAAACTCTACAAAGTCCCCCTCGTTTAATCCGTTAGTGTCATTTAGTACGATTCTATTTAATTGTGTAACTGATACCACAGTCTTTGTAAGTCTAGCGGTTGCGTGTCCTGCCACAAAGAAGTCTCTATTTTTATTTGTAGTGGGTATTGAAGGGCTTAGTATTGCAGCTTTAGCTATAAACCCAAAGTCTGGAGCGTCGCTTAATTCTAATTCGGTATCGTTTACCACTCTATCTATAGTAAATTCCTGTGTGCCGATGGTTATACTATCTCCAGGTGAAGTCTCCGATAGAAATAATGTTGACGTTCCGTTTATCTGTTCTTCCGCTACACCTTGAGTTGTGGTTGTTATAGTTATGCCAGTATCTACATCTGAAGCGTCTGTACTATTACCAAATTTAGTATTTTCAGTTTGAAAGAATCCCGAACCATCTAATATTGTAAAGTTATTTGCCAACTTAACTGAGGTTTTCTCCGTAACAGTATTCGCGTTATCTCCGGCGGTAACCGTTATACTTATACCAGTTTTGTTTGGAATTTCTGGATCTACTGTTGGTGGACTACCTGAGTATTTGTAATAGTAGTAATATTGGTTATCATCACTTCCGTTATTTATGTAAAAGTATTTACCCTCTAATGTAGAGCCTGCCGGGAATCCTGTAAACTTAGTTATTTCTTTAATCGGGGTTGCACTTGTAACTGTGCCAGTAATTTCATATCCTTCACCGATCTGATCCAACGATTGTAGGTGTAACCCATCAACCCGACCATAAACCCATCTTTTATATGTACCCCTAACCGCATCATTAACATTGTCAGTATCATCATAGGGAATCTGTGGAACATTCTGTAGCAAGTCGTATAACATATCTTTAACTTTAAACACTACCTCTGTGGAATTAAATCTTTTGTTTGTTATTCGCCCTCGATATATAATCCTAGATTCACTAAAAGGTAAGTCTCTATTCCAACTATATATCTCAACTATTTGGTTCTCAAAGAATAGCGTATCATATACCTCATCTAAGTTACCATCGTTGTTTTGTAGTTTTAAGTCACCCTGTCCTATCACAGACACCAACTTTTGATCTATCCCAACCTTGTGTTTGAATGAAGGAGCATCTTTAATTAACCCGTTATAAAAAACATGGTCTCCGGTATCGGTTAAATCCCAACTTAAAGTCGATGGGCCTGTTGCCCAAAAGAAGCGGTAAGTTACAACCATTTCCTGCGTAGCGGGGTCCACAGATGAAGGTAGCCAAGTATACAATGTACTAGTGTCAGTTTCATAAAGCCAAGACCCCTCGACTATGGAGCCGAATGAGAATACCTGCGTTAGTTCTGTAGTTTTTTGTTTTAGATCTACAGCGAAGTATGGGACTACTTTAGAATATATTGCCCCTGAAAATAGTGACCAGTTAACTAGTCTATTGGTGGCATGAACGTGAGCAATTGTGAGTTTCTCTGACGCCTGTGCTTGAATAAATTCTGATCTATCGTTAAATGACATCGTGCTCCTTACTTATTAACCAACCTTTATAGTCAACATTTGTTATCCTACCATCTTCTATTGTGTAAAATTCTATCTTAGTGATTGGATGGCCGCAACCGTCGTTAGCACATCTAGCTATGATATTATCTGGGAGATTACCCTTACGTATTTCAATATAATATCCACGATCTTTTGAGTATAATATATAACACATTACTTGATTCTCCTAGCTGATATTTTGTAAGAAACTTGTAAATTTGTGATTGAAGTCTCTGCCTGCGCTTTTAAGTAATACGTTGTTGGTTCTGTAACTGTTACATTATGTGGCGCGGCTATAGCTAAGTTTGTAAAGTCTCCAGATACCGTTGCCGGTTTAGCATACACCCTATTACTACCAATGTCTAAGCCAGTTAAATCATTACCTGAATACTCCGAAATCCCAATATTAAATCTAGAAGTTGTTATAGCCCCTTGTGCGTATGTTTGCGCCTGTGCTGTAATGTCCCATTCTCCGCTAGGTAAAAGAATAGAGGTTAGGTCGCCCATGTTCCCGACAGTAATAACGTAATTTTCATTTACCGAGGTACCGCTTGATATTATTTCAGTAACTCCATTTACTCCGAATACTGAGAGGTCTTTAAACTCCCAAATATTTAAAAAGTGATTGGTTACATCATTCGCAAGTGTTACCCCAGTTGAGGCTCTGAACGACAGGGCGTCTCCTTTTTGTAGCAATAGTGTTCCAACCATTTTCTTTAAATTTAAGCTAGCATTTGTTGTGGTGCTCCTTGTTATCGTCCCGTTTACATAAGCGTAAATTATTGCACCAGACGCACCAGTAAACAGAGTTGATCCTAAGAATGAATAGTAAGCAGTTTTTGGCGCGGTAAAAATAGCGCCATCCCAAAGTCCAAATTTATCTTCAACCTCTATAAAATCAATATTGGTTACACTTGCGGTTAATACGGTGCCGCCATTACCAGCGCCATCAATCAGGGCGTTACTAAACAAACTCTCTTGTGTGCTTATTAAGTTTGAGGCCTTCCATCCATCAATAGGAACTTCAAAATCAAAATCAACAACATCACCAGTAGTCCAGGTAAACGGAGCAGTAGCTGTTATTGTATTATGTTGAGCACTACTAGTTAAATATCTGATAACCATTGTTGTAGAGGTATTGCACTCAATCCATGTTATATATTGTTGTGTACTTATATCCTGAATTATACCACTGCCTATTGGTCTATTGGTATCTACAACAAAAACCGCATCGTCAATTAATTCACTATCTGGGATATCCATCAATGGACCTGTCCCCATTGAAGATGTAGATCCCAGTGTTACCCTAACGCAACCCTTCATAAACGAGCCAGCTCTCCACCACTTTGCTTTATTTACAGTACCATTTCCTAAAGTAAAATTTGTAAACGAAGGAGTAAAATCAACAGGCTCAGTCCCAATATAACCAGGAGCAAACTCTTCAGGACCAACTTTAAAATTATCATACGTACCTGCCGCGTTTACAACTTCAGTTGTCGTCATGTGAACTATTAATCTATAATCAGATGCGTCTGTAGTATAAAATTTACCAACAAAGGTTGCATTTGTTCCAGTTAAATTCTTTAAATATCCATCGTCGTCATTGCTGACTGCACCTAAGAGAGTTGCGTTTGTAACGTCATATACGAATACTCTAAGCGCAGATGTTTTTGTGTTTTTATAATCAAAAGATACTAATAGCGATTTCTCTTTATCCTGATTGTCTATTGTAAAATCTACAGAAATTCCCTCACCTTGAACGTCAGCATTAGGTAAAGAAAATTGAAGACTTCCAGAACCTCTTAATACACTTGCCGCAGATGTTGTGTGTAATAGCGCAGATGTTGGACTACCACCGGCCCCATCGACAGGATCTGATACGGCTCCATCATCATAGATATCCCAATTTCCAACTGAGCTATCAACACTCGCATCATCACCCTCAAGATAATTAATACCACCTTGACCAGATCCTCCAACATTCTCAACCGGAACCCAATCGGAACCATCAAATTCTAATATATCTCCCGTTATAGGGGCAGTTGTTGTAACATCTACATCACTATGGGTACCTATTGATCCATCGGCGCTTACTTTAGCGTTGTTAGTATTAACGTCAGTTTCCATTGTATCTAAATCTACGGGCTGAGTTACTGTTATATGATTAATCTTTACTAGCTGAGCTTCAATTGCAAATTTATTTGTTGTGGAAGTGTCGCTTATATCATCTGCATCTAGAACTACTGCACCAACTTGACCATTAACACTATCAACTTTAGAAGTTATATCTACATAAACAGAGCCAGTCCACCTATAAACAAAGTTTGTATCAATTGCTATATATATTTTACCAGTCTCTCCAGTACCAGGAAATGAACCGAGGTCGGCAAACTCTAAAACGTCATCAACATAAGAAGGTAAATTTGCGGCAGGAACTAAAGCGCCACCATCTAGAGGACAATAACCGCCGGCTACACCCTTATTAGCAACATCTTCTTTTCCAGAGATTGAATTTGATTGTTGGTATTGTGTACCATCGTTATAAACAAAGTCTCCAACATCAACTGTTATATTATTGGCAGGTAATCCCACAGCACTAAGTACATCAAAATACCAATCTTGTGAGGCATGTTCTGTTCCCCAACTAGTTGCATCTGTACTAATAAATATACCACCGCCGGGATAAACGGTACCAACATCTCTTCTAGTTAATGTTTGTTGTGATCCACCTAGGCCTGAGTTATCAAAGACTATAGCATATTTTGTTGTGGCGCTTAAAGTTGGCTGTGTGGGAAATGTAAAAGTTTGTATATTTAAAGATGGGTCTGTACCTAATGCGGTAACACTAATAGAATCAGACACGCCAATAACGTCAGAGCTATTAGGGATGCCTGCAGAGATCCCCCATATTTGCATAGATATATTGCCAGTTGCCGTAGTTTCTTTTGCATATTTAATCTTAATACTACCAACGTCAAAAGATCCAGTAGTTGTAAATGATTGTGCTGAAAAGACAGAAGTACCAGTACCATAAGTAACATCATTCGTATCGGTTAAAGAAGAGACTTCACTAGATCCACCACCGCCGGCCCCACCAAGATTTTGAGTACCAGCAACACTAACTCTATATAAGTCACCATCTTTATCTGTATCGGAGTCAGCAAGGGTCGGAGTATTTGTATTGGCGTCCCAGTCCCCTTTATATTGCATTGCATCAAGAGTTAATTGTGCTTCAGGCAATCTAGTATTTGAATCTAATTCTGCTACACCGTTCGCGGCTCCCTTTTCAGCATTAGGAATTTTAGCGTTTAATTGAGCTTGTGCGTCAGAAGTAAGTCCACCAATATACTGGTATTCGGCATTTGAAACTGAACCATCTGCGATTTTAGCTGCGTCTATTCCTGCCTTTAATTCTTCATCGCCAACGTTAGATATTGTATTGTTATCGGCATCGATGGTCTTGTTTGTAAAGGTTTGAGCACTAGACTCATCAGCAATACTAACCCAGGCAGATCCTGTATAATATCTTATAAGATTTAAAGTTGTGTTAAAGTATATGTTACCTTCAGTGGGGGCTCCAACATTAGCTGCTTCAAAGGCTGCGTCATTAGCGTAAGTAACTAAATCACTAGCAACCACGTTACCTATTGTTGGTACAGTTCCACTACTAGCTCCATCGAAAAAATTTACAGTTCTAGCCAATTTAAATCTCCTTGTGTATAAACAATTCTAAGCCAGACGGCTCAACATTATCGTTAGGTGCTTCACCGCCTATAACCCCATCACCATAAGTTGGATAAGTTTTATCTTCATATCTTCTTACAATTCCTAGAAAGTTACTAGCGTCTTTTGTATGATTAATCATTTCGTATTCTATGGTATATTCTTTTTCTGTGGACCCCTGCGGTAAACGTAGTACCATATTAGTTAGGTCTATTCTTAAAAATCCATGTGCGTAGTCTAGGGTCTTTGCAGTATTTATATCTACGTAGTTAAGTGTGACTGTCTTTAAAAGGGTGGACCCGTCTTTTATTCTACAGACCAAATCTCCATCTGCTAAGGTTCCCCATAACATAACCCAAGGTCTAACGTAAGTCAATTGTATACTCCGCGTGAGCTTAAATGGTTGGGAGAAAACAACGTCTGGATATAGTTCGTCTACTATTAAAGTGCTCATATTGCTTGGTTCACTCTCAGGTTAGCATTATAATGTTGTCCACCAACCGCAGACCATCTGGGACTTCTATCTAAATATCCATATATAGCCAATTTAAATTCTCCATCATTCATACCCTCACCTAACTCATCAACAATCATCCATATTGGTAAGTGTCGGCTATGTCGGATAAACATATCATCTAGAGTTTCTTGTTCTGTCAGATTGGTATTCTCTATTCCACCACTTAAAAACTTAACGAGGTTCCTTGTATCAATAAAGTGTTGTCCATAATCATTTCTTCTCACCACGGATTTATCTGTATACCCGTATCTAAAAGATCCAAGAGATAGGTTATTTTGTGTTAAGTTAATTCTTTTACCTATAAATATGTTACTCACCTCGGAGAAAGATCCTGTGCCTGTGAATGTTAACTCTACGTAACGATGAGAGACCTCTGTTATAAACTCATAGCCCATGTTGTTAGTCGGGGATAGTGTGATAGGTATCGGAGTTGAACCACTAAAGTCTGTGGTAACTGAAGTCTTAGCTACTAGATCTGTGACTCCAAAAGTTCCAATAGGATCTCCGACTATAGCGATGGTATCTATGTCCCTTGTTTGAAGCAGGTCCACCTCTAGTACTACAGTATCTCCGGTTGATCTAAATTTGTTTGATGGACTTTCATTTAATAGGTTGATCAATGGAAACTGCGAGTTAGCTGCGCCTGTCGTTATTGTTAGGGTTGAGTTATCTACTAAGTTCTCTGATAAAAAGTTTATACCACTCATGTTACTTCTCCTAATTGTCCACCATTTGCGACTTGTCTAGATACAGCTTTAAATACAGTTTCCTCGTCTATTTGTACGTTGGTATGAACTACTATCTCTTGTGGACCGCCTTGTTGTGTAGCCCCGTTAGCTTGTTTGAATAGAGTAGCTTGTTGTTGTCTATTTAAAATCATCTCACCAGAGTTTACCTTAGCTGGGACATTATCTCCACTAAAAGAAGACCCCGGCACTATACCGCCGTTTTGAAATCCCTTAATCGCAGAGGCACCAATCGCAGCTAAGTTTATATTCGCAGCCAAGGCTACACTTTTAGCTAGAGGTATTGTTACTGGAGGGCCGGGTGGAGTTGCTAAAGCTAAAGCCGTCGCTTGTTTCCCTGCAACAAATACCGAAGCGAATGCCGCAGCCTTTTGAATTAAGAACGCAGCCTTACTTCCATCTTGAGCTACTGCAGTTGCTAGGTTCGAGAATGACGATAGTATATTTACTTTTGCGTTTTCACTTTTAGTTAGTAAGTCTAATTTTTGTTTTGCAATTTTCTTTTGAGCTTCTAAATCTTTCTGGCGCAATAGGGCTATACCTTTATTTTGGTCACTTTCTCTTTCTAATTTTCTAGCCTTAAATACAATATCTAATGCGTCTTCTTTACCGAACGCTTCTACCAGACGATCAAATCTATCAGTGCCGTCAACCACCGCCAATATGTCTTTCTTTTCTTTATCGGTCTGTTCCTGCAGTGCTTGTGTGTCGGAGAACAATTTTAGTAGCTCCCCACGTTTATTTAATTCTTCATTAACTGCGGTAGTTTGAGTTCTTAAATTTGCCACATATGCATCAGTAAAATCTTGCAGTTCCTGTTTTTGTATAAGATTATTAACTCGCAGAAGTCTTGCCTCCTCATCGGATAATCGTTTAACATCTTCAAGCCTTTTTGCTCTATCTGTTGCGGATCTTCCAATCGGTTTATCTAACTCAGCTTTAAGGTCTCTTATTATTTGAACAATTTTATCTTTATCCGTTTCAAGTTGGGCCGTAGTTTTGCCGCTATCAAACCCAAGTCCTGCGAATACTCCTTTAGTCTCATCTATACCTCTAAATATTTTAATATATTCTGTTGTTGCTTTGATGAGGCCTTTCATCGCTGGGGCAAATGTTGTAACTATTTCTGTAGCTGCGCTAGACACTTGTTTTTCTAATAGATCCCAGGTTTTATTTAAAGACTTAAATGCTCTATCTGATTCAATTGTTAATGCTGTATTCTTTTTAGATTCTTCCGCAGCAAGACCAAAGCTTTCGCTAAGTTTTTCAAATCGTAGTGCGAGTGGTGCAATGACCTTCGAGGTTCTCTCGCTGTTTAATCCTAGTTTAGATAGATTTGTATTTAGATTATCAGAGTCTTGACCTAAGCCTTTAAGTACTGACAATACAGTTTTTACTTTATCTTCTCGGAAGGACTCGGTTAACTGTTTCCCGGTAATTCCAATTACTTCTGCAAATTTTTGAAGCTTAGGACTTTGTTCACTAACCGCACGATCTAATAACTTAAATATCTTACCAACCGCAGTACCACCACCCTCGGCTCTTATACCAAGAGATTTCATTGCGGCACCAAAGGCCAGGGCTTGCTCTGCAGATACCCCAAAATGTCCTGTAGCTCTAGCGACTTCGTTTGTCATATGTAAAATTTGAGACTCTGTAGCTTCACTGTTATTACCTAACGCGACCAATATAGAACCAAAAACGTCCACATTTTCTACGGCCTCACCAGTTACGTTTAATATTCGAGCTATTGCTTGTGCTCCGGCCTCTCCCGCAACGTCGGTTGCAGATTCTAATCGCGCCATTGTCTCAGTGAATTTTAATATGTTTTTACTTCCCCGAACTCCCAATTGACCTGCAGTTTTAGCTAATTCTAGTAGGTCTGCGTTTGAAACTGGAACATTTAAATTTCTTATATCTTCACCAAGGGCCGCTAGTTCTGGACCTACAATATTGACAGTCTTACCAACGCCAATTAAGCCATCTTCAAATTCGGCCATAGTTTTAATTGATCCGACGAATGCGTTTTTAAGTGCGTTGATAGACAACCTTAATGTGTCTGCAATAAATACACCAGCAAAGATATTCTTAATTTGACTTCCGGCTTTACTTAATGCTCCGACTTCTTTTCTTGTTTTTTTAATTGCCCTATTTGCTTTAGTAAACCCATTCTTTGCTACAAGACCTAGCTGTTTAAAGTTATCTCTGGCCTTTTTAGATTGTTTAGATACGTTAGAGAAGGTTCTGGTGAATTGATTATTTAAACCCTTCTGAGTGTCTGCGATTTTCTGCATGGACTTATTAAAATCTTTTAACGTTTGTAACGCACCATTATCGTCTACTATTAATTTTATTTTAACGTTTGCTGCCATTCTTTGCCTTTTGTTCTCTCTCGTGTTTTCTTATTGCTCTTTGTTCTGAATCAAATTTTAGTTGGTCTAATATGTCAAATATCTCTATTATCTTTGAAGGTTGTTCGTTATAGGTACCAGGAAAGGGTAATTGGTGATGTTGATCATATGAGTGAAATGAAGTTAGATAATAATGGAAAGCGGGTTCCGTGAAACTTTTTAGATCTGCACTGATGGCAAGTCCACAACTAACTATAGAAGTCTGATTTGTTATGGTTTGTTTCTTAAGTATTTCTAACTGCTCTGGTGTGTAGCCTCTGTTTAATAATCTAGGATCAATTATGTCCTTACTATCAAGACCGTGATATTGACCGACTATCAGTGCGAGTTCATAACTAGTAAGAGAAGACATGCTCATAATCCTATAGTATAAATACTCCCAGAATATCGGGATAGTAGGACCTATGACTTTTTTGTGGACTCTTCCTTGTCTACGTATTCTACACCTTTTAACTTTTTGCCAGTGGTTGGATTAACAAATTCTTTTGGGACCCCGTTTAATAAGGACACCGCTATTGTTGTTAACTCCCCGGCTACATCAAGATTCAATAAATCATCTAAGGCTTCATCGGACAACTCTTTATTATCATCCATATCAACTTTATAATCGGAACCATCTGGAAGGGTCAAACCTTCTATTCCTTTTATCGAACACTTTAACGCTTCGGCTGCAGAGTCATACATCTTATCTTCCATAATTAATGATTGAATCTTTGCCTTTTGGTATCTATTAAGAGGGCTAATCACCACAACTAACCCTCCGACTTTAACTTTTAAACGATCGCTCGTTCTATATACTATTGCCATTTTCTCTCCCTTGGGCTAAAGTATTACGAAAAACTAATAAAAATTTCTTCTGCAGTTCCATCAGCACCACGACCGGCACTATAAGAGATTCCCTCTTGTAATAAACCATCTTGGTCTGACTCGGAAATTTCAGTTGAAATACAATTCGGCATATACATCGCCACAACTTGGTCATACTCACCAGAAGTTGAAGTTGGATTATGTGCCTGTGCGAACAAACTAAACTCAGTGTTGTTATTGAATTTATCGAAGTTAGATACATCGTCGTCTTGTTTGTACGGATTAAATGAACCAGTAACAGTTCTCTCAGTAACTCTACCACTTATCTTGCCGTTAGGTGAACAAGTAGATGTTGCAAAACCAAGAGTATTCTCTACAGAAAATGCAAATTCGTTAACGTGAATCTGAGTAGCATCTTGATATACACACGCATCTAATATAATAGGTGGTAATGAATCATCATAGTCTGGACTGTGGGGTTGTGCAGTGATCGTTTGATCAAAGTTTAATCCCTCAAACCCAAAGTTAAATGATGCTAGTTGTCCGGTAGAAAAGTTCTCTAAAGAAAAGTTGTTAACTCTACACCCGGCAGCTTGATCCAATCTTGAAGTTTCTAAGTATTTTGATACCGATAAAGATGGATGCCCACTATTTGCAGTCACATAAGTTGTAACGGCCATAATAACGTCACCATCACTAAATGCTCCGGCTGCAGGTATAAGGAGGTCCACATAAGAATCCCCACCAGCACTCGAAACTGCCGTGATAGGACTAGTATGATAATCACCAGTCACCTTAACCGTTATACAATCTCCAACAGCATACTTGGAACCATCTGCATCTAATAAATAAATTCTTTGGGCCGTGTGAGACGTACCAGAATCTGTGTCATCTGCAGTAGTTGTAGTTACTTGTCGTCTTAATCCTAAAGCAGATCTAATCAATGCGTCAAACTCTGGTGCATCTCCTTCTACTTCGGCAGCTCTCATTTCAGTAGGTAAAGCTCCTGTCACTGATCTCATACCAGTTCTAGGTGTAGTCTTACCGATACTACCATTAAATATTTCTCTTTCTAATAGGTCTTTCGCGGGAGTCATCTCAGCACCATCCGTTAGAACTTGTACGTAACTTTCTGTTGCACTCGATGGTGGTACGTATGTTCCTTCGGTGACTTCAATTTCTACCGCGTATACCGTATTATCTTTTACAGCTATAGCCATATTGTCTCCTAAATTATAAGTTTAATCTAAATGTAATGTCCATTGTGGACCGTGTTATTACTACCTTATCTTCCTCTAAATATTCTGGCTCTGCAAACTCTAGATTGAAAATATTCATTACGACTGCGGGAACACCAGCTTTGGTATTAACTAGGTCGGTGTAGATGTCAAGTATGATTGCTCTAAGATCATAACTCTTTTCTACTTGCTCTGTATCATCTATGCTTGATTGAATATAACCCTTCGTGAGTACCACCTCGAAAGATTGAGTAAAAGTCGTGTGTCTAGTAACCCCAGGGTTTTGTAATGCACCTAAGGCTCGAACTCCGTATCTATCATTGCTAGTGTTGAAGCTATTCTTTTCTATTTGCTCCACATATGCTAATTTTGAATAACCACCACCAGCAACAGCGGCTACTCTAGTTTCAATACCATCTCTAATGGTACGCATTATATCACTCATTATCTATTCCATGTTTTTATTTGAAATGCTTTTTTCTCTACTTCATCAACTGCGCCATCGTCGTCATCATCTAATTTTAATTTAGCTAGGGCAAACATAGTACTAAACTTTGATTGATATTCCCTATATTTGTGCCACCAGTTATCATCAACGCTATCCGAAAGATTAAAGAATATCTTAGATAGTGCCATGAAGGTTGCGGCTTGTCTTATCTCAGTTATATCGTGAAGATCCCATTGATTTATATTTTCTTCTCCGGTGGAACCATTTACCTTTACATAACCTTGATTTCTAAGCATCTGCATGATCGCATTACGACTGGCTACGTGTTTTGTTATTTGGCTATTCTCGCCGTTAGGTAGTAACGAGGTATTTGTTATTTCAAAGAATTCCTGCTTCATTTGTTGGTCATCACTAAATACCAGATTGATGCCACGGATAGTTGTGGACCCCTGATCTACGGATGGCTTAAGTCGAATATAATAGGCACTGACAGAATTAACCTCTACGGCGTTCATATCGCCCTTCTCCCAGGTTATAAATCCAGACCTTGTCATGCCCTGAGTCTCGTCCCTAGCGTCCACTGTAGCCCATCCTGAGCCATCATATAACTCTATTGTGTATTCATTTGAGATAGAGCCGGGGCTATCCAGTTCTACGTATGTTGCATTGAATGGTTTGGAATACCCAAAATACAAGTAATCTTCCGCACTTACGACAGTTACCGTGAATGGGTCTCTCATATAGTCAACTGCCAGATCGGAGTAGTCCACAAAGGAGCTATTGTCATCATGAAATACAGTTAACTTGGTTCTACTATCTATCATCCTAAAACTCCTAATAATTTTAATGCGGCTGGTCCATACTGGGCTAATCCTGCTCCGGCCCCTAACCACAATAGAATTTCAACCCTTCTCATTTTATCTTGTAGAGTGTCGGTCCTCTTTATATGGTGTGCTAGATCCTTGGTATTTTCTCTAACATCCTTTTCCATCTTAGTTAAACATATCCGTATTTCTGTGATGTGATCTAGTATTTTATCTTCTTTATCGCTCATAGTGTTATTTCTCTTCGGGTGTGTCATTCTTCGGCTTAGAATCAAGGTTTGATATTATAATACTCATCGCACGATTAATATCCTCTCTCTCATCTACGGTTAACTTTGAGTTATTGCATAATTCTGCTATTTTGTTTACGGCCTTTGTTAGTTCTTGTTCCATAGTGTCTCCCTATTCGATTACGTCAGTAGCCCCTTCGAGCATTGGGTTCTTTTTAAGTTCGTCATATAATCTTGATCGGTTTAAGTCATCACCACCGTTCATAATAGAATCATATGAGTCGCCGACAAAGTTAATGTCAAATTCTGATAGTGGTCGTTTCTTATTATCTCTAGCATCTTTATCAATAAATAGGGATACTTTCACCACAATATGTTTCTCACCATATTCAACAAAAGTACGTTCTATTTTCCAATACTTTGCACTTATCCCTTCGGGGGAATCTATCAATTTTTCTAATCCCATTACTTCTCCTTAGTGTAAAAACTCCAGATGTCCTTGATTACATTTAAAAATATTACCAACTTTAGCGGCATTCCACTCTACTGTTACTTCAAATAATATAGTTCCAGTTGTGTCAATGCTATGTGTTGTGATGTCTGCGTGTCTGTCTGATAAAGATCCTTCGGCCCATGTGCTATAATCTACAAACTCTCCACTAGCTCCGGCAGTTCTAATTGTGCCACTATATGTAATATCCCAAGCTTCATCTGATACGTTACCGCCAGTTCTGTTTATTGTGTGGACTGTAGTGCCGCCGGCTTTAAATCTTATTATATAATCATCACTCGCAGAGGCATTACTAACTAGACCATTCATTACAAATTTAATAACTTGATCGGAGTTTAATTGATCCGCAGCGAATGTATAACTATATACTTGTGTCTCTGTTACTGTATTTTCTACGGTTGTGGTTGTGGTTTTAATTCCGTTTCCAAGTAATATAGATAGTCTCTGTTTTTGTGTAAAGAATAAATGTCCATTAACGTATTCAATGTCTCCCTCTACTGGAGTTGTTTTTGCTGTGCCTGGTGGTATATTCATTGGCGCATAAGTAGTTGTACCTGCCATTAATTGTACCGGATAAAAGAACTCAGCATTAGTTGGATTGAACTCTGTTATCTTTTCATTAACACTAACCCCACCGGCATATACTCTTAAACTTGTACCTAATGATGTGGCTAATGATATTCCTCCACCAGTTCCTGCATTTCTTAATACACATCTACCTGTGGTATAGGCATCAACATAAACATACCCATCTTCCCATTGTATTAATTCGCTACTTCTTTGACCAGATTTTATTTCAAACTTAGATCCAGATGTATTTACAGTACTAGCGTTGGCTAATTGCATTGTAAGAACATCACCGACATTTCTAGACATTGTGTTTATATATCTATCGTTTGTAGAAGCGTTACCTCCCATGCCTACGTTTGCATAATTTCCTGTGGACTTGGCTACATTAAAACCTACATAACCTTCTACTTCAAATTTAAGATTGGAACTGTCATAATATACACTAGAGTTTTGCCCTGCTCCGAAAGTTATATCACTGCCCTGACCGTCACCATCTAAAACTATGCCGTAATTATTCGCTCCTATAGTTTGCTTGTCAATTCTAAGTCCATAAAGGTCGGTTATTGTTCCGTTCTGCTGGTAAGGATTTTCTGCATGGAAATGAACAAAGTCTGTTATGTCTCCACCAAACTGTCTGCCCATAGACCTAACCCCCACGGCCTCATCTACAGTACCGCCATCAACTACTACTTGAGAATAAATTCCAGCTAACAGATTTATTGAGCCCCCAACGTGTTCATAAGTTAGGTCATTGAATACGCCCATACTCGATTGATACCCACTTCCGCTAGAGGCTTTAATGGTGGTTGTTATCTCGTGACCATAGGCAATTACATTATTTATATCACCCTCTATATTTAGATCTGTGTGTAGTGCTTGCTTAACTGCTAATGACGCGTCAGTAAACGTTTCTTTTATGCTGACAATTTTATTAGCGCTGTTTGAGTGAGTGCCTGATCCAAATTGTGAATGGCCTATTATTTTTAATTTACCTTGGTTTGTTTGATTAAAACTTGAATCGATGCAAAATTTCTCAGTGCCGCTTACGCTTCTTATACAGACTAAGTTCTTTGAGCCCTGGTTGCCGCCTTCGTTTATATTTAAATGGGAGCCACCTTTAGCTGAGCTTATTAAAACGTCATCTGAAAATGAAGCACCTCTACTATTAGCTACCGTATAATCTATTGTAGGAACATAACCAACTGTACGATTAAGGTTAGTGAACGATACCCCCCAAACTGCTCCGGTATTATTAGCGTTGCCATTAAAGAACCATATTTCGGGGGAGCCTGTAGCAGAGCCTCCAAACGTGTGAGGAACGGTATGCTGCTCCCATCTATTTTCATTTCCGATTAGCCCTATATTTTCTGTGGACGAGCTATCTGAATCAGTAGAGTCTGTGATTTTCATTCTTATAGTTGAGGCACTCGCGTCAGTTCTTATAGCCCAAAATGAACAAGTAAAGGTATTGTTTGCTGCGGTTTCAGTTCCAAAACTTTGTTTTAAAATTGCGGTCTGTGAGCTTGCGCCGTTTGAGTCTAGTTTATCGGCTATTAATGGACTATTTTCAGGTCCAAGTTCTTGGTCGGGAGTTATTACCCAATTTACATTAGTCCACGATCCGGCGATTACTCCATCATTTATTGCTTCGGAATATTTAGTTAAGTTTTCAAACTCACCGAGAGCTGACCTTGGAGAAATATAACTTCCCCCTATTAACATATTACCCTGTGAGTCAACTTGAAATTCTGTTCTATTACCGCTTGACCATTTAGCAAAATTGGCGTTGGTGGGACTTCCAGATAGCGAGGATTCAAACACTACACCACTATATGCCGAACTTGTGTTTGTAAATTTTAATGCGGCTGGGCTAAGATTTGCGGAATTTACTCCATTATTAAAATATACTAAACGATTCATTGCTCCGCTAAATAATATACCAGTTCCAGTTTGAATTCCCGACGCTGATATGTTTATCCCTAATGCCGCTGTTGCATGAAAGGCTCCGTTACCCGCCACCTCTAATCTATTATGGGTATTTGTATTAAAGAATCCACTTATATTAGATATACCCTCAATATTAACGGCATCTTGATTAGTTTGATTAATCCATAGTCCACCAGTATTACCGATCCAACTATTGTCATTATCTCGTAACAATTTACCATCAGTACCATTCCACGTTGGTATTGCTCTATTTGTACTAATGTCTGGGCCATCTACCCAAGTTCTACCTAATCTCAATATTAAGTCCTTCTATTTATTATGTATTGATAATCGCACGTGCCGCTTGAGGCTTTAATTTTTATTTGTGTTATATCGGCATTGATGGGTCCGTCTAGTGTGGACTTCTTGTCCATGTCGAAATAATTGGTTCCCCCGTCTAAGCTAACTTGTAAAGTCGCAGCGGAAGAGTTTGTATTTTCTATTAAAATGTCAGTGATGACTCCACCGGCTACTGCTGGCACATCTACTGGACTTGTTGTTGCGGTATCATTATCTTGAATAGTATCGCCGCCTGTAGGGTTTCCCCCAACACCATCTATAATTGCATCTAGTTTTGTGTGTGTTATGCTATCGTTTGTTCTACGGTCAGTACCAGAGTCTCCAGTATTAACTATATACGCAGCATCGTCTTTATCTTTTCTTCCACCTTTAGGTTTAGCCATTGATACCTCCGGTATCTTTAGAAACGACTTGTGCAATATTTAATTTTGTTCGTTTCATTATTTAGTTACCCTATCCGTTTCAGATATTTCAAACCAACAATGCCATTTGCCTTTTGCAAAGCTGAAATCGAAGTAATGAAATCGTTTGTTATGTTTTCTATTGTTGAGAAGCATTAATATGCGCAGATCTGCCTTTGTTTTGGCTTCTAATGATGCTGGCGGTTGATTAGCTAATTCCAATAGTTATCCTTATAAAAAAGAGGGAGAGGCCGAAGCCCCTTTATCCCTATATAAATTCAATATTATGCACCAAGCATGTAAACTTGTAATTTACCGTCACTTAATACAGCATCACCCATCAATAATGAGAAAGAGTAATCAGTTGCTAAAATATCAACCGGGGCTCTTTGAGATTCAAATTTAACCTCTTGTTGCATCGCAAATCCCACAGCCTTAGGACTGTAAGCAAAAGCTTCATTAGCAGCAAGTCCATTGTGGACCATTACTCTGAAACCATATATGCGACCAATTTCACCTTCAAGTAAAGCTTCTCTAGAACCGTATTTATCGGCATTTCTAAAGTTATCAATTAAGATAATATTCTTTTCTTGCTCAGGCGGAATCACCAACCATAGACCGTCTTGAGGAACATTTTGCTCTTTTAAAAGTTGTCTAGCAACAGCAATAGTTTCAAGAGTGATCGCAGCACCAACGCCAGAAGTAGCTCCACCATCATCTAATGCACGAATGTGATCAGGTGTAGATGCAGATGCTAATCTTAGTTGAGCAATGATTTGGTCATCAATGTAGATACCCATATGTTGTCCAGCAGATTTCGCAGCTTCAGCTTCAAGATTTACCGCAGATTGAGTCGATGCTCTATCAGTAATTCTGTAAGGTAAGTTAACGTGCTTATTTAAAGCAATCGCGTCAGTTCCAAGAGTGTATGCCTGTAAAGCTGTGGCAGTTGTACCATCAACGTTTTGGGCAGTAGGTCCACTGAAACTGGCAGTGAATTTTGGAATCTCGACAGACTTATCGCCTTTACTTACACTTGAACTGTAATCAGATACGGTAGGTCTTAGTTTAGCAGCTTTTAAAAGTTCGTCCTGCACAATCGACAGTATGACTTCTCTTTCTACGGCTGCGGAAGTAGTTGCACTATTAATAATAGCCATTTTATTCTCCTATTTAATTTTGTTTCTTAAGTTCATTCAATAATTTAGCCTTTTCTTCAAACGACATTTTAGCCACTTCTGGATCTACATCGTTAGAAAAAGACGTTTTGGTTGCACTATTAGTGATGTCTGGGTTTCCCTCTGAAGGGATTAACTGCGGGTGTGCCTGTCTAAAACTATTGGCTACGGTTCTAACACTATCAGAGCTTAGTGTGCCATCCTCGTTAATGTCAATATCGTCTAGATTAGCGAACGAAAGATAATCCTCTTTTACTTTACCACCAAGTTCTGATTTTAAAGCATTAAGTTTCACAGATCTTAAATACAATTGTTTATCCTGTGATCTCATCTTTTCCGCATTCTCACTTTTCGCACATTGTTGATTATATAGTTCTTCCCATTGTTGATTATCTTTTAGTTTTTGATCCTCGATTGCTTTGAGTTTGGCTTCTGCCTCATTCATTGCAGCTTGAGCATCTCGAACCTGTGATTTATACTTATGCATATCTTTGGATACATCTTCATAGGCTTTTCTTGCTACATATTCATCTTTTTTAGCATCATCCGTTACTACAGGTTCAACCTTATCAATAACACTGTCATTGTTTTCTATACTCATTTTATTCTCCTGCCTACTAGGCTATTTGTTGTTAAATCTTCGCACAGCTTTATCTACTGCGACTTGTATAATATCTAAACTATCTTTTCTATTTTTCTTATTAGCAACAAACCACTTAAAGGTTCTGGTACCATATTGTTTACTTGTTACATTTAATAACTTTTGCATCTTCTTAGCTTGTGCTGCACTTCTAAATTTTATAATAGCTTTACCCCTAAAGGCTTTGCTTGTAACGGAGTTTATCATTTTGCCGCTTCTAGTTACGTTTGATAGGCCGGGGACAGTTGGTCCGGTTAGTTTGCCGGTTGCTCCTAGATGTCTTCTTATTCTCTTTGTGGACTCTGCTAGTTCGGGTAAGTTAGCCCCGCGTGAGCTTTTTCCTTCTACAGTTCTTTTCTTTATGTCTTTCTCGATTACTTCTATAGCTTCTCTCATGGTGTCTCTTTTAACTGCTTCATTTGCTATCTTAAGTAATTCTTTTTTTAATTGTTTAATACTAATTGTCAATGTCTTCTTCATCCTCTTCAGGTTGCCTAACGGCTATAATTTGTTGTATTAAATCTCTGTCACTTACGGTCGGAACTGCGTAACTTGCAAGAATGAAGGTTAACTCATCGGAACTTAATCCCAGGAAGTTGAATCCCTTTTCTCTCATCCACACAGACTTATCGTTTGATTTAGTCCCAGATGTAAAACCCACAACCACTCTTCCGGCTAATGATGCATCTAATATTTTCAATTGATTTAACATATCACCACGTAGTTTTATATTGGGGTTATTCTTACTCTTACCTGCGGCTTTAAACTCTGCACTATCGGCATAACTTTTTGAGTAGTTGTGAAATCTAACTCCCGCTATCCCTTTATTATTGCCAGCTCTTTTAACTATAAACTTTATTATGTCTCGACCTATTTGTTGTCTCTGTTTAAATGTGAAGCGGGGGTCCACAAAAGCTGTGTACGTATTCTGAGCTTCAGCCATTATTTACCTAACGTTTCTTTACGCTGGGCCTCTGCAGGATCGCTAGACTTCTTTTTATCTGGATCATCGCCTGGCACTGGTGCTGCCATAGCTAACATCTCTTCCATTTGCTTTTTCTTTTGGACTTCTAATTCAGCTTGCCATTCGTCTAATTGTTTTTCTGTGAAGTCAGGGTATAGGAATCTTAAAGCTTGTCTCTCGGACATTAATCCCTGGTCTTGACTTAATTTTATTTCTTCTAGTTTTTGTTTAGCAGACTTTAATACTTTCATCTCTGAGAACACAACACTAAATGTATCCGAGAACTGTGGACTGAACTTGCGGTTCTCACTTAGTTTATTCTCTCCGGCCCATACGTTCTGTACCTTAGCTAACATCTTCCAAAAGTTATGTTCATACTCTCTAAACTGTTCAACCTGTGCTTGTCTTTCTTGAGTAGCGTCGCCCTCATCCATAGCTTTAGCAAATCCACTAGCTTCTCTACCCGGCATCATGGTACCTTGGGTTGAGGTTTTAATCCCAACAGAACTAAAGTATGCGCTTAATTCAAATTCAACTAACATCAAGATCTTTTCAATATCAACCTTCGGGTCTATAACCCCCATGTCAGGATCGCCACCACCTTCTTTTTGGTCCCCAAGATCTATAATAGCGTCCGGGTTAATTGACTGTCCCCCTAGATTTGCATTCTTGGTCCATATAATAGAGTGACTCATATATTGTGCTGCGAAGTTTAAATCTGTTAATAGCTTAGGTATTAGTATTGATATGTCGTAACCAGCCTGGTTTAAAAACGGTATTAATTCAAACGCAGATGTGTTAAAGTATCTACCTGGGATAACTCCGAACTTGTTTACAGTAGAATTGCTCCCAAATATTTCTTCCATCTTATCAAGCCTAACGTCACCTTGAGAATCTATAATCATAAATTCACCATCGGAGGTTAAACTATAAAGGTCCACTTCTCTTATTTGATCTTCAATTCCCTCTAACTTTCTACCCTGTTCGTCATACGTCTGTTGTTGAGTAACCTTTTTATCTTTACCCATAAGTTTTATTAGGACTGTCATATTCAAAGGGTTAATAGTGTCGTCACTAAACGGCAAGAACTGTTGGTATGCTAAGGTTCTAAACTTTATTTTCTTCTCTTCGATAAATGGCTCAATGTAAAACCCTCTGTGGAGATTAGCTACATTATTGCCAACATCTAAAGCTTGATTTAAATTGCCATGTTTTTCAATGGAGTCCATTATGTCTTTGTCAACGGTATTGTCTGTGAGTCTAGTTGGTGGATTAGTGTATACTTTAGAAAGTTTTTGTGTTGTCTTTTGAATTACGTTTATTGATGGTATTCTTTTGATTGCTCTGCTGTATGCAGCCTTCGAGATTATTTCTTCTTTTAGGGAGTCTTTAACAAACTCTTTTATTTGGCCCTGCCACATCTCATATAAATTTTGGTTGAATTGTAAATAGTCCTGGTGATTCTGTATGTGGACTAGTATATCTGGTATTAACTCGCGTAAAGGTTTTTTAGTTGGCATATATTTCCTACTGGTATCTAACGGTTGCTCGACGCGGAGGCGGTTTCATCGGGTGAATGTGCCATGCTACGTATCCTAGAGTGTCCCCAAGATGTCCAAGCATATCGTCATTGTTATCGTAAGTCATTTGTTCTAAATCTTTAATAAGGTATTTACAACTTGGATCTATTATAATTCTACCTTGTTCAAATAATCTGTTTAAGTTGTTGTATCTATCTTTAACGCCGGGGTTTCTAAATTGGGCTAACTGTAAATTGGCTCTCCGTAGAATCTCATGATCTGTTTGATAGGCACCTTTTATTTTTATCGTGCTACTCTTTCTTCTGTTTCCAGTTTCATCCGGCACTATTTGTAATGCTTGATATGGGTATCGTTTGATTATTTCTTTTGCTCCCTCGAAGGTGTTACTATTTTTAAGGCGCATTTCTTGTTTGACATAGAGTTTAAGCCCTTTAGCATATATGAAAGTCCCACACAAAGGATTGACATTAAAATCAAGACCCACATTAAGTAAAAAATCGGGGCTATCTGGTACAGTATCAATGTGCTTGTCTCTATCGAATTGGTAATATATTTTCCCGCTGCTAAGGTTTACGAACTCACCATCTATCTCTTGCTGTGCTAACTTGCTATCATAATTCTTTCTAAGGTTTCTTATATATGAATCTGATAGGTTCGCTGCGTTATCTAAAGTTGACGATCTTATTAATTTAGTATTCTCATCGGCATTCTCTACAAAAGTTTCATAGAGCCAGTTATATCCGTTTGGAGTTGTGGTTCCCTTCCATTGACACGGTCCTTTTTTATTTCTTATACGACCAATTAAAACGTCAAAGGCTTCTTTCTTATAAAACGCACACTCATCACTCCAAGCCCAACCAACTTCAAATCCACGAAGATCGTTATAGTTGTCCATAGATACGGTATAGATTGTTGTACCAAAGACTTTGATCTCTCCGCGTTTCTCACCATAAGTGAAGGGTATTCCCCACAAGTCCCATATTTCAAACAGCGTTGCTAATGTTGCGCGATTAAGCTGCTTGTATGAGTTAGCGGTTATTACTCCATTTACTCCGGGGTACTTTAGAATCATCGTTGTGACCCAGGCAGCACCAGCCCAAGTTTTTCCACTACCTAACCCTCCGCCATACAAAACAAAGTCCTGTGGAGCAGTTACAAACTGTCTTTGGGTTTTAGATAAGGGTATTCTCATATTTTAATTATTTTTTCTTGTCACCGACAACTTTTAAGCCACTAAAATCCTCTTCCACAAATTCAATAACCTCTGGGATCTTTGCGACATCTTCTTTCTTCTCATATAACCCATGTAGTCGGGCTTTCTCTTTTGAGGCGTCAATCATATTTTTAATATTATCTGCTTCAACGGCCTTACGGTATGCAAAGTCCAAACGAAGGTCAATCTCTTGTCTTGTGGACTCCATTGCTACTTGATTACGATGGGCCATTTCTTTCATCATATTTTCATATTGTTTTCTTATAGCAGATTCACTACAATTATAGGCTTTTGCAAGATCTCGACATATTTCGGAAACTGGGTGTCCCTTACTCAGGCGGTCCATAATAACGGTCTCACGTTGTAACATGTCATATTTATTAGATCTTCCCATATAAACTATAGAACATTAGCTACCCCAGGAACAGTCGTTCTATACAAGTATGCGAAAAATAAAGAGAATTGTAATACATGTATCAGATTCAGACGACAGCTTAGACTTTGGGTTTGAGGACATAAATGACTGGCATAGAAAACGGGGATGGCTGTCTCCAAGTGGCGTAAGTTGTGGATATCATTACATTGTTAGAAGAAATGGTGATGTTGAACGTGGAAGGCCTATTGAAGAAATTGGCGCTCATGCTGCAGGATGGAACTCAGACTCTATCGGTATATGTTGGGTCGGAAGGAACAATCCCGGCGAGGACCAGTTTCGGTCGTTAAAACAGCTAGTTAGAGCATTAATGAGTAATTATGAGGTTAGTGTGGACTACCTACTAGGGCATTACGAACTAAATCCCAATAAGACATGTCCCAATTTGGATATGAATAAGTTTAGAGCCGAGGTATTGTTTAAATGAGTAATTTCAAATGGTTAGTTGGTTTTCGTAAATTTACTGTAGTAATAATCTTTCTTTGTGTTAGCCTTGGCTTGTTATTGGCAGAGCTAATGACAGGCTCCGAATGGGTACAATATAATAGTCAGGTAGTTATAGCATTTATGGCAACTAATGTCGGAGAGAGGCTGTTAAATCTAGGTAAAGACTATTTTAGAGACAAAATGATAGATAAGGTATTAAAGAAATGATTTTGAACATAGTTATCCTTAAATACTGTAGTTCCTGGGGGGAACCTAATAATGGAAGCCTCCAATTGTGTTCTCGTCTAGATACCATTATACCAAACTTTGAAAAGGATGTCAAGTGAATAATATAATTAGTTTAGATGCGGCCCGTAAGGCTAAGAAATTACTAGGATTACAGCAGTACGAGCTAGAAGGTATGATGATTTTGATAGTAAAGAAAACGGGAGATTTTGTCCCTGGTACATACAGATATAGCAATGGTAAGTGGGAGAGGACTAAATAATGGCGCGGCTAACTACCCGATCTGCCAAGGCAAAAGGGCGTAGACTACAACAGTTCGTTAGAGATGTATTCCTACGATTCGCACCTAACCTTGAGCAAGATGATATAAGGTCCACAACTATGGGTGAGTCTGGTGAGGATGTTCAACTAAGCCCCGCCGCACGAAAGGTCTATCCGTATAGTGTAGAATGTAAAAACGTAGAGAAATTAAATATTTGGGAAGCTATTAGTCAATGTAAAAAGAATGCCAAAGGTCACACTCCTTTAGTGGTATTTAAGAAAAATGGTCATGAAGTTTACATCGCTATTCCTTTTACCAAATTTATGAAGCTATTGGGAGATGACAACCCTGATAATATTATGAACCCTATTGAGGATAAAGATGCCCGCGAAGACTAAAAGAAAAGGTTGGATTAAGAAGTGGCGGTCACAGAACAAAATGGGACCTAAGAAAAAACTATGGTGGCAACTATTGGCCGAAGAATGGGCTAAAGAAAAGGAGAAATCCGATGACAAAGAAGGTTAAGTATGGATTATTACTTGTTATTATTCTTGGTGCTTATGGTCTTGGCCGTATGGGCTACTCCGAGAAACAAGTTGTAGTTAAAGAAGTCACCAAGTACAAAACTATTGATAGAATCATCACTAAACCCGATGGAACTAAGATCGTTGAAATCATTAAGGAAATCGATAAAAGTACAGAGAAGTCCACAAAGATAGTCCGGGCTACCCAAAAAAATACCATTGTGAGCCTCTCAGGCGGCTGTAGCGACGTTCTACGATGTCAACCTATATACGGGGTTAGCTTTTCTAAGAGAGTCCTTCTAGGGGCTTATATGGGCGTTTATGCGAGAACCGATAAAGAGATTGGTGTTATCCTGTCTTATTCGTTTTAAGTATTACTTCATATACAGGTTTATTTAATTTTTCCATTTCTCTTTTCATACTAGCAGAGCCTCTACTCTCTCCATCCCATATTAACAATAAAGCGTCAGCATATTCGGCCATCTGTTTATTCCTAATAGGTCCGGCAGCTTTGCCATGATTCTTCCAATTAGCAGGAAATATTTTTTTAGGAATTAAGTAACTGCTAGCAAACTTCTCTCCGCAAGAATCTACACCTTTAGCTCCCCCACTAATAATTTCATATATTTGTATAGGATCTGCAAGTTTTCTACAATCAATTTTAAAATTAAGTAGAGTATCTCTAAACCAATATTTACTTAATGTATCTATATTTCTACTGCCAGCTATGATTAAATTCATAATAACTCCTTTTTTTTAAATTACATATTACAGAGTTTAGTAAATAAGTGCTCAGTTCCCTGTCTACTCCAAAACAATCTAGTAAAGCTAATATTCTCCAATTGCTCGTCCAACGCTCCGGTATCTGTGATCCAAACATCTGTTCCTGATAAATGTATGAATATCTCTTCATAACTCTCTCCATCTTTATATTTAGTTTCTAACAACCACACTTCTGTCATCTTAACCTCGCCGGTATACACTTCACATTGACATTCTTATATTTTAACTTAAGGTCCTGCCGAAGCCTCATCTTACTGATAACACAGGTCTTTAAGCTTTTATATGGCTTTACATCGTTAAAAACTAGGGTATCTCCTGTAGGGCCCCATGTAACGAACGTTGATAGTAGTATATAAATCATATATTCCCCCTTAGTGGATACCAGCTACAAGTCTTAAGTTCCTGATATTCCTCTGCTTTAGTTAAAATCCAGTCATGTATTCTGTCCTCTGGTATATATATTGTATCTTCTGATATGCAGAATGGTCTCATTGATATAATATTAACCCAGGCTCCAACTACAGTATAATGGTCTCCCTCTAAATAAATCTTATAGACTTCAAACGCTGTATCTGTTACTTCTATGTGTTTAATAAACATTTACAATCTCCTTACATTTTATAGGTTTACCGTCATCATTTAGTTTTATAGCTAGCCGATATCCACTATCGTAATATACGTGATTGTCTAGACATATTGTATTAAAAATAGAACTTTTATCGATATTTAATCTGTTACCGTTACAACCAAACATCCCTAGACATAACAATATTATAATATACTTCATAAATCCTCCGCTATCTCTGCCATTAGTAATAATGCTATATAACGCTCTGATCTCATGCGGTCTCGTACTTTGGCTGACTTAAGTCTACCCTTTGGGGCATAGCGGTCACCAAACCAAATATCTCCTTCATATTTATTTCTCGGCTTAAAATGCTCTGCGTATATATGTTTGTATAAATCGCCGCCAATAATACCGTCTATAGCTGTACAAGAATAATCTGCACTATATCCAGACCAAGCTCCACAAGTTTCTTTTTCATATAACAGTTTTGCTGCATCTCTATATACTTTTGGTTTGATTTTCATTATTCCTCCAATTCTTCAAATTCTAATAACATATTAAAACATCCATACTTACCGCGATTATCTATATAAAATACATACTCTGTATCTGGACTAAGTAATAATACTTCAATCCACCAGCTATCCGGCCAATATGACATTCTATATTTTGTACCTATGATTACGTCCATTATTCCCCCTTTTTTACTATTTTAAGTTTATATCCATATCCCGACAAATAGTCATGAAGTTCAACATATTTTAGTAGATTACCAGAATCTATAGTTATTCCAACAACTTCTCCCTTTACAGGCGGGGCTACCTTTTCCTCTTTGGTTTCAACTACCTTATAATGTTCACCTTCGTCAGATATATCAAACATCCATCGCTTTGCCGGACTATTTGCAGATACATCTGTATAAAACCATCCCCCACCAATATTAACCTCAATTACTGTAAGTATTGTACCTTTACTTTCGCCAGTACACGCTGCACCATCTTTTAATATTTCTATTTTATCTCCTACTTTCATTTTAATACTCCTTAACTTTATTTGGGTTCTCACAAAAACAACGCCCAGCTATATATCTATATTCAGAAAACGATGATTCTAGGCATTTTATTGCACAGGACCTTTCTATATGTATAGATTTTATACTAGCTTTCATTATTGAATGCAGCCCATATATTATAAATATAACCAATCCCAGCGATAGTATTAATGTTATAAATTCTTTCATTCTTACCTCCTTTTGACAAAAATTGTCACTATTGTCTATAATATCGCCATTTGAGAACATATCATAATTTACGTCCAAGATATTGTCCTCATATAGATCTCCTCGGACGTTTTAAACAAAAACTTGAGCTTTATTTCACTTTTAATTGAATTTAATGTCCGATTCCCCTCAAATGTTCCCATTTCCCCCAATTTTCAAGTCGTTAAAAGGCCAAACTTTTCTTAAAATCCCGGAAAGTGGAAGGAGGACGTCTCATATTGAAACACAGAGTGTACAAGACTTATACAGCTTGATTTGGTGATGATAATTTATACAGGCCTAGATTTAATTGTGATTTAATTTATAATTCTATTAGCTATTAACATTATATACACCATATAAGCCTGTTATAAGCCTATAGTATAGCCATACGCATAGAAGCACTCATATGGGCCTGTATAGCACTCTAATATTAAAGGTATAGTAAGGTATAGACATTAAAAAAGGCCCTCTAAGGGGCCTCTATGTGAGCAGTAATATTAAGGGGTAGTTAACCCGCGCTTAATTTTTTTACATCGATTATATTTATTATAAATTTTTGTGGCATTATAGGTATAGGCGTATATTCCTTTGATATAACTCTAGAACCTTGTGGTAAAACGTCTCTAATAACGAATCCTGACAAGTCTTTTTTAGCGTCGCCCTTAGCTGTTAGGCCTATAATCACACCATGTTTATCTAAAAATCTAAGATCGTGTTTATCACCATTAACTACAGGATAACCCATATAGTACTTAGGTATCTCATCAAAGACCATGGCTACGCGATTGCCTGTATATAGCAGTCTCATAGTATCATTATAATTAGATTCACTTAGACTAAAGGTTAAATCATAGTTGTCTAGCCTGTTATTAAGTACTCTAGATACGGACTTAGTATAATCGTAAAATTGTACTTCGGGATGTCTTTTTATAATAGTACTCCAATTAAGGTCTGATGTTCCATTAAGTCTTATAGCTAACTTTTTGTGCTTCTTTTTAAGTTTAGATATTTGAGTATCCAATTGAAATAAAAAATCCCCTTTAAGCTTTAAAAAATATAACGTTTTACGAAGTCTGGCATTCTGAACATTACTAAACCTGCCTCGGCCTGCAGTATTTAAACAAGACTTTTTACAGCCTTTACTAGACCAAGGGCATATATTAACGCCACTAATATCAGCTGGACTTAAATACATTATATAGGTCTTATAATCACTAACGCCGATGTTTTTACTTAGTTTAGCATTAGTTTTGTCCTCTGTTAATAAGTTTACTTGTTTTAGTTCTTTTTTTAAGTTATCGTCAATGATACCTAACTTTAGTTTATCAATATGATTTAATAGTTTAGACATATCATGCCTCCTTTTTAAGTTTATTTAAGTCTGTTTTAGTTGGTACTCTCCAATTGATTATTTTACCGGTTTTAACGTCGATATCTAACATAACATAGTCACCGTAATGCTCATCTGGAAAAAAGTCAGGTACATAATCACAGTATTCAAAATCATAACCTTGACCTTTAACTTGACACCAGAATTGATCACTACATTTAACGCTAATACTCATTATAATTGGTTCGTTTATTTTAGTTACTTTAGACATATTATACCGCCTCTTTTAAGATTTTATCTAATAATAGACCCGATTGTAGCCAGACTTCATTATTAAACTTTTTACTAGTAAATATAGACGTAACTTTTTTAGTGGACTGCCTTTTTATACCTTTATCTGATATAGTTTTATAAGTGATCCCCCCTTGAATAATGTTTTCTTGTATACGGTTTAAGGTTGTGAATAAATCTGTTTTGTCGTCCTCTATACGTCTGGATGCATTAAATCTATATTGAATTAAATTATCCTTAACTACATTGTATCTATTTTTAAATACAGTGTTCTCAACTATATTATGAGTTAATTGTAGGCTTTGAGATACCGTTAAATGCGTAGATTTAAATAGTTCAATACGATTATTAGCTTTTTTTAATGAAGTATTAAGTTGCGGTAAAAAGTTGTTAAGTTGTGTTTCAATATCGCCTAAATGTTTCATGTTAAATTTTGCATAATCGTCACCTATAACAAGACCGTTACTACATACAAAGCGATATAAACCTAACGAGATCTGTAAACTACATGATTTATCGTATGAGTTCCATAATAATAGTCTAGGTTCTAAGTCCGTATGGTTAGTTAGTTGCATTTTAGGATGATATAACTCGACCATATGGGCCTGAAATCCTTCTTTAGTCTTTTTGCGAACGTTACTAGCATTAAAGTTTTTTACCTCAAAGCCTTGTTTCTGTAATTGACCTAAGACTTGACCTGTATTGATCAACTTATATCGGTCTGACGTTTCAAGACTTTGATTTTGGTTTAATAGGTCGAAAAACTGCTCTTTTTTATTTTGTTTAATTGTATCCACGTTTTATTCCTTTGTTAGTGTTAATTAATATTATACCTTTATTCAATCCTAACCTTAAACCTTAGTTATTAACAATGGTATATGCCTGACCGTCAATTTG